CTTCAAGAAATGTTTGGATATTCATTTAATATGTACTATTCACATAAATTTAAAAACACCAAAAATTACGTTTTACGAAATTTGGCGATATTGTTATATTCGGCTTCTTCGGGATTAAAAAACCACGTTTGTTCTCCCATCTTGGTCAACGTTCGATGACGTAATATCATTTCTACAATAACACAAAGTCCAAGTTGCATAATCTCCTTGGTATTTGATGAATTATACATGGAGTTTCCTACAATTCCATTCAGATGTTTAACAATATCCCCTTTCGTTGGGGTATGTGCAGCCAATCGTGTCCCAGTGCTGTTTTGCATTCGAGTAATATCTTTAATACGAAACACCATTTCTTTACCATTGCGGAACATGTCTATAAATCCAACATTCTTGGAATATTCGGAAGAATTTATTTGGAATTGTTGAGATAAAACTCCTGCTTCTTTGAAAATACGAACATCTTCAGGTTCAGCGTCAATCCATTGATTTCGGTCTTCGTCGGATTGTTTATACAATTTCCATGTTGTTTTATCAGCAAGCAAAAACAATGTTTTATTGCGGTGAGAAACCATTTTTGAATCTAAATAGCGTTTAATCGCCTGTTCAGTTTCGGATAGTTCTGAATCAATGCGTATTTTAGAGTAAAAATGGGAAATCAGGGTCAACTTATCTTCGGGCATAAGCATATCAATATTATGTTGAATAATAAAATCAACGTATTCACCAAATCCAATATTATGCAATGTTTGTAGATGATTTACTACGCGACTCGCATGTTTATACCAATTTTGTTCTCCTTGTGTTATTTTTACCAATTTAGATGCGTCGCTAACATTTCGAACAATAGTATCAATAATATCTTGAGATGTAGACTTCACACCTGTAACATCTTGTGTGTTCTCAATAACGGAAGCATTGCTTGGTTCAAATTCGTTAGGAATACTCAAAGAAACCTTACTGTTTTTATAATCGACAGGAGTGCTGCGTTCAAACACCGTAATATGTTCATCATTTATTTCCACCGGTTGGAATGCATAAATCTCCTTTTTGTTTACCATATTTCCACGGCGTCCATATCTATCGAACAAAAATTCTGTTTTATTATTTACAAAAGAGGACAAAGCTGAATAAATATGTGTAATCGGATATTGTTTGGTAACATTAATTTTATGATATAATTCGTTAAACGTGTAAAATGGTTCACCCTTTGTATTATCGCGATATAATTGCCGAATACGTCGCATAATTCGGTCGTTATTTGATTGTGCAAAATGGGTTGAATCTGAATCTTTGACTATATCACGTTTGATTTCTTTCCCAACATTACATTTGAAGGAACAATCCTCCATATAGTCACATATATCCGTGTATGGTCGGTCTCCAATACGATACTCTATTTCACGTTTGTCGGTTGAAAGTTGAAGTGTGATGTCTGTATTCGCTGCATTTGCTACCAATTTATCGACCGTAAAGTTATTTTGTTTTAGATTAAGAACGCAATCGACAGCAGTTTCTTTTATAATTCGCGTAACTTGTCCAATTAATTCGGCTTTTTTCTGTGCTAAACGATAAACGTAAATATCAACTGGTTCTTCATCGGGATAATTTTTCATAATAGTCCCATGCATATATATTTCTACATTTCTTAATTGGAAGGGTAATAAACAATGACTTAAATTTCGAACACCTCTGCCGATAACTTGTTCAATACGATTCATATTATACCAAGGCTCTAATACATGAAGTTGTCGAATACATTTAAAATCAAGACCTTCCGACCCAGCCTTGGAAATTAATACAACTTTTACCTTCTCTCCGTTTTTATTATTTGGGTGTGTGATTATTTTCATATCATTTGCATTATTTGGAGAATATGCTTTATCACCGGTAATCATAATATATTTTGCCTGCTGGAAGTTGCTAGTGACCTCGTTACGTGGTTTCATGGTAGTAGCGTCCAAGGGAACTGCTGGAGATTGACCGAATAAAGATTTCGTATTTGGTGAACTCCCTTGTCGTGCAAATCCCATTTCTTCCAATGCGAGAGACATGGGGACAATACCCCCGTCAATATATTGTGAATATATCATAACGATTCCGGTTGAATGACGAATAATTTCACAAATACGAGCTATTTTCGCACTATATTTTGAAATTTCAGAGGGGCTGAATATCCGACCATATTTTGATAAAATTTCAGGTCGATAATCAAAATTTGATTTCATAGGAATTTTACTAGTAGACTCATCTTTAAAAGTCATTGTCGAATTCATTCCACGTTTACCAACCATGGTCGCACGTGGGTCTTTATTTTCAACATCTTCAATGCTAACAGAAGAGTTGTCTATCTGAATTTCCCCATTTTCGATATGTATATCTAGATTTGGACTAGGATACACCATATTGAGCGCTTCAATCGGAGTTTGTAATTTTCTAAATCCGAATTTATCCAATTCATCAAATGATATACTGTGTTGCTTCATTTCAATATCCTTACGAATACCGTTAATAATCAACTTATATGCTCGTTCTTGGTAATCTTCTAATTCATTAATATAAACAGGCAGGTGTTTCATTGGTTTGTCTATCTTGCGCCCATTTAGCTGGATAGTTGGTAAGGCAACCTGTTTTACGCTATTTCCGGCGAGTGCTTTACCTGCATTTACGAGGCTACCGATAGCATCGGGTGTATCTCTGAAAGTCCGTTCTTTCGCAAATGTATCAGGATAAATACGATATGGAAATGTATACGGATTTTCACCCCGAACATACGAAACATATCCGATTAATTTACGATGTAATAATTCGCGACCCCCCTCTTCTGTAATATTACCATCGGAATCTACCTTTTGCTCTTTGAATGTCCCATCCGATGTAAAAATTTCTTCGGAAGAAATAAGCCCACGTTTATCGTTTGCATTCATTAAATTCACTAACCAAATGATTTCGGAATAGGAGTTATACATAGGGGTTGCAGATAATAATAACAGGCGCATGTTATTGCAACTTTTTGCTAATTTTAAAAGATATTGAGCAGTTTTGCCGTCGGTATTATCTTTCGTCATCCGAATATTATGAACTTCGTCAATAATAATCATACGATTGTTAAAAAATTTGCGCATACTTGCTATTTCTTGTTTACGTGTTTCTTCGGGAGAAAAATCCGAACCGGAAGGGACAGCGATTTTTTTACGTATAAAATTCGCAAGTTCGACATAACCCATAAAAACATAGTATTGATTTATAATCGTTTTTATTTGTGAAATAACCTTTTCTTTTGAAACCCCCTTTAAACTAGTAGGATTTACTTCTTTTACTAATGAATTACCAATACATGAATCAATATTCCAAATACCGTCAACTTCCGTTAATCTGCGTTCATCAAACAGTTGCAGTTTAAAATTATTTTGAACATTCGGTGCAGCAACAACAATAATACGCTGTTTCACCCCAACCTGTTTCATATAAGAACGCATTTCTTCGGCAATACCGATTGAACTACATGTTTTACCACTACCTAACCCATGATACAATAAAAGACTGTTGTATGGTGTTTGAAATGATAAAAAGTTCTTAACAAACAATTGATGTGGTAAAAGTTCGAATTCGGCCTTACACATTTTATCGGCATAGATTTGAATATCTCTAATTTCGCCGTCATATTGTGTATCATTAAATTCAGTGTGACTCGCAATTTTTGCGGAGAACGTAGGGTCATTTAATGTGGGATATAAAAAGTCGTGGTCTACGCCGTGTTCACCTTTAAATTCAATATGTTCCATTTTGCGACGATGTTCATTTGTATTAGTGCTAGGTTCCGTTTTCACTGTAATATCATCATTCAAACTAGGTTTATCTTGAGATTCAAGCGTATTTTCTAAAGGAATATCGGGACTTTTTGCAGTTTCAATAAAGGGTTTATTTGCAGAAGGTTTACGAATTTTAATAATTTTTCTATCGTTATCTGAAGAAACTGTATTTAATTGACTCATATAAAATATATACGTATATACATTACGTGTATATTTCGATTCATTTATTCTACCACGTGCACTTTTATTAAATGTTTTTATAAATTCTCAATGGTGGTTTTTTTACCGTGACATTCGCGACATAAAGCGACTAAATTATCTACATGATTACTTCCGCCATATTCTAAACGTATTTTATGATCAACTTCAAACCATGCATTTAGTTGGTCATTGCATTCTCCACACTTCCAATTTTGTCGCGATGCGACAAACTTCTTTTTTGTTTCACTGACCGACCGTTTTGTCCCTTTTTTACCAGAATGCATCATGCGCTCGGCATATCTTGTTTGTTGATTGGGAACTTGAACAACTTCACGTTCCCCACCTCCATTACGAAAGGAATTTTTTGATGTAAAGTCGAGTATAGGAGACAAAATAGAGCTTGTATTTTTATCAACCGGCAAGTATTTTAAATATTCGTTTGATGTAACTAATATATTTTGTGCGTTTGCCGGATTTTTTTTTAGTAGAATATACAAAATAAATGCGCCGAATACTACTCCGCCCATTTGAAATTGTTTTTTATACATCATAATATTTTTGGTGTATTTTCCATCAGTATGCATATGAAATAAAATAGCGCCTGTGATTACAATTAGCCATAATTCTATACGCATGGTATTTTATATAAATGGTATAAAATAACATGATACAAATATTTTTAATAAATAAGTATTATAAAAATGAAACATAATACTGTAAAAAAGGCGATAACGTATTCTTTACGTAAATGAAAGCGTTCAGATAATTTCACCTGTTTTGGTCTATACAATGCTTTATAGTCATCGAGTGCTTCAAACAGGGTTATCTCCTCCTTTCCAAGAATTCGATTAATACGATTGTGAATAAAATGTATCCAGCGTATAAAGGAATCGCGATTATCTAAATACGGAGTAATTGGATATCGGTCAAGCAAAGCGATAAAGTTGTCTCCAATCTCAGGATTTGGAATAAACAGAGGGAAG